CTCGCCAACACCGGAGGGTTGCAGGGCGTCGAGTCGTGGATCTTGAACCAAGCTGGCAACACCCCACTACTTCTCGGCCCCGGCGGTAAACCCAACAAAGCCCCCGACCGCACCGGCCTCACCCCACCCGACTGCGTCTACAACGGCCGCACCTACAAAGGCGGCGCAGGCGGCACCAGCCCCAACATGAACGGCGTCAACGGTGCAGCCCCCGGCGGCGGCGGCCAAGGCGGCGGCGTTGAGGTGAACGGCAATAACGGCGGCAAAGGCGGCAGCGGCGGCTGCTACCTGTTCTTCTACTAAGGAGGGCGCATGGTCGAACTAGCACCAGCCCCCCCAAACTTCATCGGCCCAACCTGGCGCAAAACCGTCGAAGGCGGCTGGTGGCTCCCCGACATGACATTGGGCTGGGGAATCATCAACTGGCTCGCCAACTACGTCCGATCACCCGGCGGTGACCACGCCGGAGAACCCTTCATGCCCACCCTGGAACAAGCCCGATTCATCCTCTGGTGGTACGCAGTCGATGAAGACGGCCGCTACGCATACCGATCCGGCGTCCTACGCAGACTCAAGGGATGGGGCAAAGATCCACTTTCGGCGGCACTGGCCCTCGCGGAACTGTGCGGCCCTGTCGCACTCGACCGATTCGACCTCCGCGGCGACCCGGTCGGGAAGCCACGCCACGCAGCGTGGATACAGATCGTCGCCGTCTCCCAAGAACAGACCAAAAACACGATGAGCCTGTTCCCGGTGATGGTGTCGCATCAACTGAAGAAAGAGTTCGGCCTAGAGGTCAACCGAACCATCATCTACTCCAAGGCCGGCGGCCGCATCGAAGCCGTCACATCGTCTGCGTATGCGATGGAAGGCAACCGGCCAACACTGGTCATCCGAAACGAAACCCAGTTCTGGCTCGACTCCAACGACGGGCACTCCCTCGCCGGGGTCATCGAAGGCAACGTCACCAAAATCCCCGGCTCAAGGACGCTCTCCATCTGCAACGCCCACGTTCCCGGCGAGGACTCGGTAGCAGAACGCGACTACGACGCATGGCAATCCGTCCAAGCCGGCCAAGCCGTCGATGTCGGCACACTGTACGACGCCCTAGAAGCCCCCGCGGACACCCCGGTGTCCGAGATCCCGTCTGAGATGACAGACCCCGAAGGGCACCGGGAAGGCATCGCCAAGCTCCGCAAAGGAATTGAGATCGCCAGGGGCGACTCCATCTGGCTGCCCATAGATTCCATCGTTGAATCCGTCCTCGACGTGAAGAACCCTGTGAGCGAATCACGCCGCAAGTTCCTCAACACCGTCAACGCCACAGAGGATTCGTGGATCGCCCCCTACGAGTGGGATGCCTTGACCGACCCCGAAGCGGTCCTGGCGCCGGGGGAGCAGGTCACACTCGGCTTCGACGGCTCCAAGTCCAACGACTGGTCCGCGCTCGTCGCGTGCCGGGTGACGGATGGCTGCATCTTCCTCATCAAAGCGTGGAACCCGGAGAAGACCGGCGGGGAGATCCCCCGAGCCGACGTGGACGCCACCGTCAGATCGTGCTTCGAACGCTACGACGTGGTTGGCTTCCGCGCCGACGTGAAGGAATTCGAATCCTACGTCGATCAATGGTCGCGGGACTTCAAACGAGTCCTGAAAGTCAAAGCCACCGCAGGCAACATCGTGGCCTACGACATGCGCGGCAACAAGAAAGCGTTCGCCTTGGATTGTGAACGGTTCCTCGACTCGGTGCTGGAACACGAATTGTCACATGACGGAAACGTGGTGCTACGGCAGCACGTCCTCAACGCCCGCCGGCATCCCACGAATTTCGATGCGATCTCCATCAGGAAGGCATCGAAGGATTCCAGCAAGAAGATCGACAGCGCCGTCTGCGCTGTATTGGCATACGGCTCACGACAGGACTTCTTAATGAGCAAGCGCAACCGGAGCAGAAGGGTGGCGGTGATCAAGTGACGGCCCTTGAGCAGCAGCGCGACGATTTGCTCAACCTGTTTGAGAACCAGCAGCTCGGATTGCGCGACGACAAAGCCTATTACGACAGTGAGCGCCGGCCCGACGCCATCGGCATCGCAGTGCCCCCGGAGATGCGAGGTTTGCTTGCACATGTGGGCTACCCGCGGCTGTATGTCGATTCCATCGCGGAACGCCAAGAGATAGAGGGTTTCCGACTCGGCGGGTCCACCGACGCTGATATGGAACTCTGGGATTGGTGGCAGGCCAACAATCTGGACATCGAAGCCACGTTGGGGCATTCAGAGGCGCTGATCTACGGCCGCGCCTACATCACTGTGGCGGCGCCCAGTGAAGATGACGTGCGCGTCGATCAGTCGGTGCCGATCATCCGGGTGGAGCCGCCGACAGCGTTGCACGCGGTGATTGATCCGCGTACCCGTGAGGTCACCAAAGCGATCCGGGCGATTTACACCGACGACGATGTCACTTACCTGGGCTCGTCGTATGCGGCGATGCACAGCGGCGAGATGACGGCCTGCACCCTGTATCTGCCCGACGAGACAATCCAGTGGGCGCGTACCCGTCAAACCCAGGTGGGTCAGGATTCGTGGCAGATGGTGTCGCGGGTGCAACATCAGATGGGCATCGTCCCGGTTGTTCCGCTCGCCAACCGGACCCGCCTGTCCGATCTGTACGGCACTAGCGAGATCACCCCGGAGCTTCGCAGCGTCACTGATGCTGCGGCACGAATTATGATGGACATGCAGGCGACCGCCGAGATCATGGCGATCCCGCAGCGGTTGATCTTCGGTGTGAGCCCGCAGGACTTGGGTGTTGACCCGACGACGGGCGAGAAGCTGTTCGACGCCTACATGGCGAAGATCATGGCGTTCGAAGATCCTGACGGTAAGGCCCAGCAGTTCTCGGCCGCCGAACTCCGCAACTTCGTGGACGCCTTGGATGCCCTCGACAGGAAGGCTGCCGCGTACACCGGGTTGCCGCCGCAATACCTCTCCTATTCAAGCCAGAATCCCGCGAGCGCAGAGGCGATCAAATCGTCTGAGTCGCGTCTGGTGAAGAAGGTGGAGCGCAAGAACCTTGTGTTCGGTGGGGCGTGGGAGCAGGCCATGCGGATCGCCGTCCTGGCGATGAAGGGCGAAGTGGGCGCGGAGATGCTGCGCCTAGAAACGGTGTGGCGCGATCCCAGCACTCCAACGTATGCCAGCAAGGCCGATGCGGCGACGAAGCTGTACGCCAGCGGCGCCGGCATCATCCCGTTGGAACGTGCCCGCATCGACATGGGCTACACCATCGCGGAACGCGAAGAGATGCGTGCCTGGGATGACGAAAACCCGATGGCGACGCTGTCGCAGTTGTACGGCCGCCCCCAGGCTGTTCCTGAACCTCCGGTCGGGGCGTGACTGCACCTCAGCAGTCAGAAGCCCAAACAGAGCAGTACGCAGCCGCTCAAGCGGTGATCTCGGCTGCCGTCGCCGCCTACGTCCTGTCGTTCGTCAGTAACTTCGCTTACCAGGCGTTGCCGTTGGCGCGGTGGATTGAACTGCTGCGGCTGCTGTACCCGGAGATCGAACGGCGCCGTGAGCAGTCAGCCTCGCTGGCCCGCAGTTTCTATGACTCGCAGCGCGAACTTTTCGTTCCGGGGCTGCCGACGAACGCCCAAGACCTTGAGCCCTACCAGTTCGACTGGTTCGTTCAGGCGATGGAGCCGGTTCGCCAACAGATGTCGGTGGAGAACTCCACGCAGGGTGCGGTCGCGGCGATGACGTTGCGTGCGGTGCGCGAGGTGGAGTTGGCGGGCCGCCGGCAGATCATCCACGCCGTGGAGAACGACACCCAGTTGACGGAGTACATCACTGCCACTCCGCAGCAGCGGGAGAAGTTGCGGTTCCCCGACGATGTTCGCGACGAACTGTTGGGCATTTTGGGCGGTGGCACCAGGACTTCTTGGGGTGGGGCGCAGGTCCCGGCTGGCCCGCGGAAGCCCCGCTACGAAACTGCCAACGACGTGCAGGCATGGGCGAGGGTCGCGACCGGCGACGAGACGTGCGCCTGGTGTCTCATGCTGGTGTCCGCTGGCCCGAACTACATGGGCGCCGACACTGCCGGCCTCACCCGTGAAATGACCGAGACCGCTTACGTCCGTATGTACAACACCTACGACCTCAAGACCTACGGCGAGAAGCTGCATGAGAAAGACGCGAACGGCAACAGCTTGTTCGATGAGTGGCACACCGGCTGCGACTGCATCGTCGTCCCAGTCTTCAACAAGAAGAACTGGTTCGGCCAGGACGCCGCAGACCGCGCACTGGACTTGTGGAAAGAAGCCACGAAGGTTGCCAAGAAGGAACTTGAGGCGAACCCCGATAAGAAGTACTACTCCCGACTCGGCCCCAAAGGGCGCCGAACGAGGGGCGAACCCGGTTGGTATCCCACCACTTTGAACCGGGAAACCCTCAACCAGCTTCGGAAGATGATCGACGCAGGAGAGATCACTTCCCAAGAATGGGCCGCACTGTCCGCGGCCTAACCCCGACGAACACTTGATGTGTTCTGAACCGCCCAGGAGGCGAACAAATGTCCGACGAAACCCCTACCGCTAGCGAAGCTCCCGACGCCCCGGAGGCGCCGCAGGAGAATTCCACCCAGGATGTTCACGACCTTCGCCAGGAAGTCGCGAAACTTCGGAGGGAAGCCGCGAAGTACCGCAGCGATGAAGATCCTGAACATAAGGCTCTTCGGAGTGAAGTCGCGAAATACCAACGCCAAGCCGATGCTGCGGATCGGGCGAAAGCCAAACTGATCCAAGAACACGACGAAAAGCTGTTGGCGCACGACTCCACGTTCAGCGAGTTGCAGGGTGAGCTTTCTGCTCGTTCCTTGGAGCTTCTGAAGCTGAAAGCCGTTCTGGCTGAGGGAATCGCATCGGAGGATGCACTGGATGTTGCGTCACTGGTTCAAGGAACCGACGAGGCATCCATCTCCGACAGCGTGAAGAGGGTGAAGTCGCTGATCGGGAAAGCCCCTGAGAAGGCCCGCCCGATTGATCCGTCACAAGGTTCAGGCAACCACGTTCCGCTCAACGGCGATCCGATTCTGGAAACCGTGCGGCGCATGGTCGGCGCCTGAACACCAACCACATCAAGTTAGGAAAACAGTTCAATGGCAAACATTTTCGAGTCACCCGCACCGAACACCGCAGCGAAGCTGACGGATTCGATGTTCTCCGGTTTCCTCGACCCGGTCATGGCGCAGGACTACTTCTCCGAGGTGGAGAAGACCTCCATCGTGCAGGCCATCGCCCGCAAGATCCCGCTCGGCCCTTCCGGCGTTCGCATCCCGCACTGGGACGGCGACGTGGTGGCTCGTTGGGTTGGTGAGACGGAGCAGAAGCCGGTCACCAAGGGCGGCATGAGCAAGCAGGACGTGGTGCCGTTCAAGATCGCCACGATCTTCGCGGCTTCGTCTGAGGTTGTGCGGGCCAACCCCGCCAACTACCTGGGCACCATGCGTTCCAAGGTCGCTGAGGCCATCGCGTTGTCGTTCGACGCCGCTGTGCTGCACGGCATCAACTCGCCGTTCGGTGCGGACTTGGCCGACACCACCAAAGCGGTGGAGTTGGCCCCGAACGCCTTCACGGCGCTCAACGAGGGTCTGGGCTTGCTCCTCGCGGACGGCAAGAAGTGGACTGGCACCCTGCTGGACAACAAGGCAGAGCCGATCCTGAACGGTTCGGTGGATCTCGCTGGGCGTCCACTGTTCATTGAGGCGACCTACGACCAGACCTCTTCCGCTATGCGGAGTGGCCGGGTCATGGGCCGTCCGACGTTCATCTCCGATCACGTCGCCAACGAGGAAATCCTGGGCTTCCAGGGTGACTGGAGCCAGGTCATCTGGGGCCAGATCGGCGGCATCTCCTACGACGTGTCCGATCAAGCGACCCTTGATCTTTCGCCCAACGGCGACGGGTCTTCAATTGTGTCGCTCTGGCAGCAGAACATGATCGCGATCCGCATTGAGGCCGAGTTCGGTGTCCTCGTCAACGATCCCGAGGCGTTCGTGAAGCTGACCGGCACCCCCGGCCCGAAGGCGCCGGTCCCGGCGAAGACCACCGCGCCAGTCGCTAAGTAACACCCGTGAGGGCGGGGAGCGTTTAGGCGCTCCCCGCCTTCCACCGGAAAGGCAAAACATGGCATACGCAACACCAGCCGATGTCGCTGTCCGGTGGGGCCGCGAACTGACACCGGAAGAAACGGCGTCAATTGGGGTTCGCTTAGAGGACGTTGAGCGGCTGATCCGCAGAACCATCCCCGACCTGGATGCCAAAGTGGACGCCGGCACCATCAACGTCGATGACGTGGTTCAGGTGGAGTCCGATTCTGTTCTCCGCATGGCCCGCAACCCGGACGGCTACGTCAGCGAAACCGATGGGGATTACACCTACCGGCTCTCTGAT